TGTTCTGGAATGATTATAAGGATCAGAGAGGATTTCATATCTATGATACAGAGACTGATAGGTTGAGGTTCATTAAGAACCCATATGAAATCTTCAGTAAGATATACTATAATGATGTCGAGCATGATTATAGTGAGTTTGATACTGAAAGGTATGCTGATCAGTTTATAAAATTGATCGTAGAGGAGAAGACTAATTACTCACAGTTTGATTCTATTTTAGATAGACTATACCAGTCGGGAGTTCATGACGTTAAGATCGTAGAAACCCTTGTAGACACTGACTTAGATGAAGATGTTGAGATCAATGTTAAGGATACTCTAACTCTTCTCAATGAATATATTGATGAAGCAGAGATAGCAGTAGACAAAACCGATCTAAAGAAATTGATGCAATCTCTATACATAGAGTCATGCGAGGTTGTATGAACATGTTTATCCTCACTCTATCTGGGCAACCACAACAAGTCTTCTCTGTAACTGGAGATGATATGGAACAGATTGTGCCTATGTTTGAGGCAGAGGAAGATGCTGAAAGATATGTTTTTCTTGTTGATGAGTTAAATGATCCAGCAACTCCTGAGCTTGATGTTGAGGAAGTTGACGGGGATGCTATAATGAAAGCATGTGACCATCAAGAAACAAATTATGTTGTCTACTCTAAAGATGATTTGATTATTCCACCACGTATTTTATGATTATATTTGAAAAGGTTCGATGGAAGAATTTCCTTAGTACTGGGAATACCTATTCTGAAATCGATTTAACTAGAGCTAAAACTAATCTTATCGTTGGACATAACGGTGCAGGTAAGTCAACCATCTTAGATGCGTTGACCTTTGCTTTGTTTGGAAGAGGGTTTCGTAAGATTAGTAAATCTGCATTGGTTAATAGTATCAATGAGAAGGATTGTATTGCTGAAGTAGAGTTTCACATTGGTAACAATAAGTATACAGTTGTACGTGGTATTAAACCTAACAAGTTTATCATCTACATGAATGGTCAACCTTTAGATCAGGATCATACAGTAGCAATACAGCAGAAGAATCTAGAACAGAATATATTACGAATGTCGTACAAGTCATTCACACAGGTTGTGATACTTGGATCATCTACGTTTGTTCCTTTCATGCGATTACCTGGTGCACAACGTAGAGAGATCATTGAGGATATCTTAGACATCCAAATCTTCTCTGTTATGAATGATGTTTTACGTGTTAAGGTTAGAGAGAATAAAGAAGAACTGCTGAGCTTAGAAGGTCAATTTGAAATACAGAGACAAAGGATTGAACTTCAAAAGAATTATATGTATGAGATAGAGAAGAAGACACAGAGTGAGATTGATAGAAAGAAAGAGAAGATAGAGGAACTTAATGCAGATGAGAAAGTTTCTTTGGATGCAATAGAGGTTCAGAATATAGAAGCTGCTAGATTACAATTAGAACTACAGGAACTAGCAGATGTATCTAAGAAGTTGAAGAAACTTTATTCATTTAGAACAAAGGTATCACAGAAGATTAAGAATTGTCATAAGGAGCATAAGTTCTTTCAAGACAATCATGTATGCCCTACTTGCACACAGGATCTATCTGAAGAATTTAGAGCAGTAAAGATAGAAGAAGGTAACACTGAGATAGGTGAGCTTGAGGGTGGGTTTAAAGAATTAGAAGTTGCTATCATAGATGAGGAGAATAGAGAAACCAAATTCACTGAACTCAGTGGTAAGGTTATTGATATCAATTCAAAGATTAGTCAATTCAATTTTCAAATTAATACCGTAAGAAATACTATCAAAGATATTGAGAATGAGATAGATGATCTTACTAAGGATTCTGCAAATAAAAAAGCAGAGTTTGAGAAGCTTAAGAGTCTTATAGAAACTGGTAATACTACTAAACAGTCTATCGCTTCTACTAAGAAGGATAAAGATACATTACATGTTGCTGGTCAGTTATTAAAGGACAGTGGTATTAAGACTAGAATCATTAAGACATACCTTCCTACAATGAATAAACTGATCAATCAGTATCTGCAAGGTATGGACTTCTATGTTAACTTTACTTTAGATGAGAACTTTGAGGAGACTATTAAGTCTAGATATAGAGATGTGTTTTCATACGAGTCATTCAGTGAAGGAGAAAAGGCACGTATTGATATAGCACTGTTGCTTACTTGGCGTAGCGTTGCTAAGCTTAAGAATAGCGTAGATACTAATCTTCTTATACTCGATGAAATCTTTGACGGCTCGCTTGATCAATCTGGTTCTTCTGACCTTGGTTGGATCCTACGTAATTTCGATGATAGCACTAATGTATTTGTGATATCTCATAAGGAATCTATGACTGATAAGTTTGAAAGGACTCTTACTGTAGAGAAACCTAAGAACTATAGTATGATAAATGAATATTAATTTTCAACCATTCTTTTGTTCTGGTTATGTGCAGACACATATGTCTCCTGAACACAGAGAAGAATTAGATAATATTATTATCAATTCTGATAGAAGTATACAAGCTGCTACTGCTGGTGTACAGGATGATTGTTTTAATATACCAGAAGCTTCTGATTTACTGAGACCATATATTGTAGGTCTTGCTAATGCTTATCGTGTTCAGTATAAGGATTATACTGATGAGTATGAGGATGAAATGGCTAAGGTGATGCATCCATATGCAGGTTTTGAGAATCTAAAGATGGATGATCCTTGGGTTAACATCACTTCAAAGAACCTATATAACCCACCGCATAATCATTATGGGATTTATAGTTATATTATTTTCCATAAGATACCATTTACTTTAGAGGAAGAGAGAAAGCTTCCTTTTCATAGGAATACTTCTAAGGAAGCTTTTCCAGGATGCCCATACTTTATACACCCTACTCATTATGGTGGTGTGTACGTACAGAATGTGGCGGTTGACAAGGCAGCAGAAGGTGCTATCATACTATTCCCCTCTAGGATCCATCATGGGGTTAATCCATTTCATAGTACAGATGAGAACAGGATCACTATTGCTGGTAATGTGACGGTCTAGAAAGTGGACACTGTTGGTTGAAGTGTCCCTAAGATCATGTATTATAGGTACATAAGACACGAACAGCATGACTCTACAGCACGAAATCAAAGGAAACCTTGCTAGACTGCTTGCTACTGAGAACCTTATAGTAGAGCACAACAGCACTTGCACAACAGCATCATTTGATGTACAGAGAAGAGTACTTGAATTACCACAGTGGGATTTCGCTACAAACACTGTGTATGATCTTCTAGTAGGTCACGAGGTAGGACATGCATTATATACACCCAACTATGATTGGACACAGGATGCAGACTGCCCTAAAGATTATATCAATGTGATTGAGGATGTACGCATCGAGAAATTGATGAAGCGTAAGTATCCTGGTCTCACTAAGACTTTTGCTAGAGGTTATGCAGAGCTTGATGATAGAGATTTCTTTGAGATTGGTGGTGAGGATTTAAAAACCTTCCTCTTAATTGATCGTATCAATCTTAATGCTAAGGTTGGTGCTACTGCTATGATTCCATTTACAGCAGAAGAAATGGTTTTTGTTCTTAAAGCAGAATCTGCAGAAACATTTGAAGAAGTTATTGAGATTGCAAAAGAAGTATATGCTTATCAGAAGCAGATGGAAGAGAATGCTGCAAAAGAATCTCTACCTAACAATTCATCCAAAGAAGGAACTGGTGAGTTAGAGAATCAGCAGTCAGAACCAACACCAGAAACTGAAGAGACTGACCAAACTTCTTCTGATGGAAGTGGTGATGATGAAGAAGAAGGTGAAGGTGATGATGATTCTACGGAAGGATCTAACAGAGGTGGTGATCACAACTCAGAGCAATCACGTACACAGAAAGCATTTGATGAGCAAACCAAAAAATTAAATGCAAACAATTATAACAGTCGTACAATATCTTATGTTGAGTTACCTAAAAACCTTAACATAGATGATATTGTTGTTGACTGGACTGAAGTACATGACTGGATCGATTCTAATAGAAAAGAGTTCGTAAAAACTTCTCAACATCTTCAGGATTTTGTATCTAATAATGTACCAGAACATAAAGGTAGTGTAGAATCTTTTGTCTACAGTTCACCTGATCAAGAGTATCGTAAGTTTCGTAAGCAATCACAGAAGGAGGTTAACTATCTTGTTAAAGAATTTGAATGCAGAAAGTCTGCCAGTGCTTATGCTCGTGCTGCTACTTCTAGGACTGGAGTACTGGACACAGCAAGGTTACACACTTACAAGTATAACGAAGACCTTTTCAAGAAGATAACAGTCTTACCTGATGGTAAGAATCATGGTCTCGTATTTGTTTTAGATTGGAGTGGATCTATGTCTCCTACAATCTATTCAACTGTTAAGCAGCTATTAAATCTTACTGCCTTCTGTAAGAAAGTTCAGATTCCATTTGAAGTTTATGCTTTCACAAATGAGTGGAGAGTAGTTAATAGAATTAAGAACAATCCTAATACCGAACCTGGTAATTACAGATGGGAGAGAAGCAATGAAGAAGTTCAACCTGTAATAGGAGAAATCTATGTTGATAGTAATAACTTCAACATGGTTAATCTTATCTCATCACGTAGTAATGCACGTAACTATGAGAGACAGTGCATCAATCTTTGGAGAGAAGCTTGGCTCTATCAAGGTCATAGAAATAGTTTCTACTCACCAACAATAGGATTAGAACTATCAGGTACTCCATTGAATGAAGCAATTGTTTCACTCAATAGTATTATACCAGCATTCAAGAAAGAGAATGATCTAGAGAAAGTTAATGTATGCATTCTTACTGATGGTGAGAGTAGCATGATAACTTATGGTAGAAAAACTTATAGTTACGATGGAGAAGAGGAAAGAGTAACTTGCTCTAGAATGGGTGAGATCAATGCTTTACGTGATCGTAAGACTGGTAGAGTATATCCTCAATTCCGTGACTCCTATACAGAAGTAACAACGACTTTGATAACTCAAGTTAAAGATCGTAATCCTGGTGTTAACATAGTAGGGTTTAGAATCCTTCCTGGTGGACACTTACAAAGCTTTGTACATCGTTACAGTACTACAAACTACTATGATATACAAAAGCAATGGAGAAAGGATAAGGCAGTTGTTATCCCTAACCCTATGGGATTCACTGAACTCTATGCCCTTCAGGATAAAGCTTTAGAAAATGAAGTTGAATTTGAAGTCAAGGAGAATGCTAAGAAAGCAGATATCTCTAGAGCATTCAAGAAGATGCTAGGTAGTAAGTCCAACAACAAGAAGATCCTAAGTTCATTCATAGGGATGGTCAGTTAACAAACTGTCCTCCCTTCCCCCACAAATCCAAACAATCCATTATACTTATAACATACAGAACAAATCCAAATGCCTTTCGCTCCTTCACCAGTAACCACAGAAGACATAAAGGGTTACTTACAAGAAAAATTCGGAACAGAGATCAATGCATCTCAGTTACGTCAAGCTGCTGCTCACTTTGATCTAGGTTATCAAACTGTTAGTAAGCGTTTAAAAGATTTTAAAACAGGTCTAGGTAAGTGGAACCTTACTGTTGCTGAGAAGTTGGAGAGAGTCTATGAGGGACTACCAGCAACACCAGCAGTAGAACAGAATTTAGTTCCACAGAAAGATCCAAACTATGTACCTTTTGGTAACTTCTCTGATGTAAAGAGAATTATCAATTCTAACATGTTCTATCCTACATTCATTACTGGATTATCTGGTAATGGTAAGACACTTAGTGTAGAGCAAGCATGTGCTCAGTTGGGTAGAGAGTTGATCAGGGTAAACATTACAATAGAAACAGATGAAGATGATCTCATTGGTGGGTTCCGTCTTGTTGACGGTGCAACCGTCTGGCACGATGGTCCAGTTATTCAAGCTCTCAACAGAGGAGCTGTCTTGCTCCTTGACGAAATCGACCTTGCCTCAAACAAGATCCTCTGCCTTCAATCAATCCTTGAAGGAAAAGGTGTTTTCCTTAAAAAAGTTGGGAGGTTCGTTCGACCAAAATCAGGATTCAACATCATCGCAACAGCAAACACAAAAGGTAAGGGTTCAGATGATGGACGTTTTATTGGAACTAACGTGCTCAACGAAGCCTTCCTTGAGCGATTCGCCTTAACCTTTGAGCAAGAATATCCTACTCCTAAGACTGAGCAAAAGATCCTTGAGAAAGTATCTGCTAATCTAGGTGTACTTGATGAAGAGTTCTGCGAGAATCTTTCTAACTGGTCTGATATCATCCGCAGAACATTCCGTGATGGTGGTATCGATGAAGTTATCTCAACACGTAGATTGGTACACATCATTCGTGCCTTCGCAATCTGGAACAATCGTGTTAAAGCGATACAGGTATGTGTAAATAGATTTGATGAAGAGACTAAGCAGTCCTTTATTGATCTATATGATAAGATTGATGCTAAAGTAGATCTAGAGGAGGAAACCGATGCCGAGTAAAAACGGATACCTAGGACATTGGGCTACCTTAAATGATGGTAGGTCTGGAATGATTTTGGAAGGGGTGGGAACTCCTTCCAGTCCTTTACATAAAATTAAGCTAAAAAGTCTTGACGGAATCGAATTTGAATGTTATCATGATAAGATACAATACGTATGGAACCGTTGAAATACAATGAAAGTGAGATCCTGAAAGAGGTCTCGGATTATATCAGTCAGACATACAGGGGTCACTACTCAGCAGGTAATGTTCAAACACTTGACCTTATTGACTCAGTAGGTGACGCAGAAGCATTCTGTAGGTCTAACATATTGAAATATGCTTCACGGTATGATAGGAAGGGTACAAGCAGAAAGGACATCATCAAGATTATCCATTATGCTGTGTTACTTCTTCACTTCAATGATAAGACTGCTGCATACCAAAAGGCACAAACTGGAGCTACTGCATTTACCGTAGATTATGACAAGTAAAGTACATTTATCAGAACTGACGTTCTCAGTCCTTGAGAACTTCGCAACAATTAATTCCTCTATAGTATTCAAGAAGGGGAACATCATTAAGACTATCTCTAATGCAGAGAACATCCTAGCAGAGTATGAGTGTGAGGAATACTTTCCACAAGACTTTGCAATCTATGATTTAAGTCAGTTTCTATCTGGTTTAAGAATCTTAGATGATCCAACTCTAGAGTTTGGTAACGAGGACTATGTTGTTCTTCGTGGTAATAACATAGCAATCAAATACTATTACAGTGATCCAGAGATTACCCTTAAGGTAGCTCCTGATAAGTCTGTTAGATTTCCTGGTTCAAACATTGGGTTTGATCTAGACAAGTCCTTACTCAATAAGGGATTGAATATCTCAGGTAAGTTTGGTTTTAGGGATCTATCATTCTGTAGTGATGGTACTGCTGCTTTCATTAACTTCTCTGATAAGGAGATGGACACCAGTAACTCATGTAGATTTGATCTACCTAATGCTACTACTACAGGTGAGTATGATCTTAATATGAAGGTTGATAACTTACGTGTGTATAATAAAGCATCTTACAAGGTAGCTGTATCAGAACAACTATTATCTGAATGGGTGGTTAGTGATTGGGAGGGATCTCAGGATGTTAACTTAAAGTATTATGTTGCTTTAGAACCACAATGAGTGAAAAGAAGTTAATCATTAACATATCATTCACTAAACAAGAAGCAGATCTTCTTAAGATATTGGATGAGCTTGTTAAGTATGATCTTGCTAGTAATAGATCCGCCTGGTTTAAAGACCAGATCCGTAATCGATACCATGAGATGAGATCGAGTGGTGTTATTGAAATGAAACCTGATGAAGAATGAATTCCTTTGGGTTGAGAAATATCGACCCAAGACTATTGATGATTGTATCCTACCAGATGGTTTAAAGAAATCTTTCCTTGGTTTTCTAGATCAAGGTGAGATTCCTAACCTTTTATTATCTGGTAGTGCTGGTATAGGTAAGACCACAGTAGCTAGAGCTCTGTGTGATCAGTTAGGTGCTTCTTACATTATTATTAACGGATCGGATGAGGGTAGATCGATTGATACTATCCGAACTAGAGTAAAGCAATTTGCTACTACAGTCTCATTGACCTCTACAAAGACTCACAAGGTGGTCATACTGGATGAGGCAGACAATATGACTTCTGATGTCCAGATGATCCTTAGAGCAGCAATAGAGGAGTATCATAAGAACTGTAGGTTTATCTTTACTTGTAACTTTGTTAATCGTTTGATAGATCCTATCAAATCTAGATGCACTGTTATTGATTTCAAGATCAATAATGCTGAGAAGACAGAACTAAGCTCCCAGTTCTTTGAGAGACTTAGAGAGATACTTAAAGGTGAGTCTGTTGAGTCTAGTGATAAGGTTACTGCTAAACTGATTAAGAGATATTATCCTGACTGGAGAAGGTTACTTAATGAGACACAGAGACATGCAGCTAAGGGTAAGATAGAGGCAGATATCCTAACAGATATAGCAGACATCAATGCTTATGATCTAATCAAAGCAATGAAGGATCGTAACTATAAGTTAGTAAAGGAGTGGGTAACTCAACACATGGATCATGATCCCCATCACATTATGAGAAGGATTTATGATACAATGTATGAACATGCTACTGGTCGTTCTGTACCAAACATTGTTATTATCATAGCAAAGTATCAGTATCAGATCCAGTTTGTTGCTGACCAAGAGATTAATACTCTTGCTTGTTTAACTGAAATTATGTTGGGGGTAGAGTGGAAATGAAAAAAGGTCAACCTTCTAGTAAGCAAAATAAATATTGGATAGATAGAACTGATATTAATGAAGATGCTTTCATTTTTCTGAGAGGAAGTAAGTGGCATTTACATATTGCTAAACAACCTCATTGGAAAGCTCCAGTTAATAAATCAATGGATACTGCTGATAAAGGTAAGGCATTGATTAAGGGAGCAAAGGCATACGAGGAAATTTTAATTCTTGAGAATTCTTTTAAGACATCATTCTTTTCTCCTGAAGAGCTTATTTTAGTAGGTAGGAGAAAAGCTATAGGTAATCTAGCAGAAGATAAGTTTAAAAATCTTATGATGGTGAAGGGGTATGAAGTTTATGAACCTGTTGAAGATATATGGGGTAGTGATTTTGTTTTAAAGAAAGGGGATGAGTTTCTTACTGTTCAGGTTAAATCTTCTCAACAAGAAAAACCTACATGGTCATTACAAGCAAATAATGGAGTCAAGTATAAAGACACATGCACACACATGGCATTTGTTCATTTGAAAGAATATAAAAGTAGTGGTTTATGGTTGATTCCTACAAAGGAATTACCAGATGCTTCTACCATGAGCCATGTAACCTTTAAAAAAGTAGCTAAAGAATATGAGATTGAATTGAAAATCTAATGGCAATAACAAGTAAATCTTTAAAGACACCGTTAAGATATCCAGGTGGTAAGTCTAGAGCACTATCTAAGTTGTTCCAGTTCTTCCCTGATCTTAAAGATTATAAAGAATATCGTGAACCATTTATAGGTGGTGGTTCTGTAGCATTAGAAGTTACAAAAAGATATCCTCACATTAAGGTGTGGGTTAATGATCTATACGAACCATTATACAATTTCTGGTCTGAGTTGCAACATAGTGGACATCAACTTCAAGGAGAGCTTGATAATTTAAAAGGTGTTCATTGCAATCAAGACTCAGCAAGATGTTTATTCCAAGAAGCAAAAGGATTTATTAATGACCCAGAAAAATCGAGCTTTGATCGTGCCATCGCTTTTTATATCGTTAACAAGTGTTCCTTTAGTGGTCTTACTGAGTCTTCTTCCTTCAGCCCACAAGCGTCAGATTCAAACTTCTCCATTAGAGGTATCAGAAGACTCCACGAGTACTCAGAACTCATCCAAGACTGGATTATAACCAGTCATTCTTATGAGAGCTTGTTGGTAAAGGATTGGGATAAGAAGGGTCACTTTATATACATGGATCCACCATATGATATCAAAGACAATCTCTATGGTAAGAAGGGTGGAATGCATAAGTCATTTGATCATGACCAGTTTGCTAAGAATTGTGATGAGTATACTTCCAACATGTTAATATCTTACAACTCTGACCAGATTGTTAAGGATCGTTTCAAAGAGTGGACAGTTGGAGAATTTGCACATACTTACACCATGAGGTCTGTGGGATGCTATAATACAGATCAAGCATCAAGGAAGGAACTAGTCCTTACAAATTATGAAGTGTGAAGTCAAACTCTATGTCGCTGGAACAGTCTTTAGTGAGACTGTGATCGCTAGAAACTATGAGGAAGCTAGGCAAGTAGCATTGGCTAGAAATCCTAATGCAAAAGTTATGTCTGTTAACGCAGTTTTCAACTAATGGCTGAAGTTATTATTACTGAAGAGAAAGAACCTCTATCTGTTGTTGTCCCTATAGATGACATGCGAGAGATCATCCAGCAATTATGGAAGTCTCGTGACACTGAACCTAAGTGTGGCAAATTATACCATAAGTATAAGGAGTTAATCACATGGGAAAAATAGACACTCAGGGTATGAGTGGTGAGACAGTTGAAGGATGTAAGGATAA